TGAGTTCAACCACTGTTTCAACTAGCTCAGTAACTGTTACTGTTGGCGAAGTTGGTGCGCAGGTTGTTCTAACTGACATGGCTGCTTTTGGCGCTGGTAACCCAGCTGTCGAGCTTGGCACTGTACTTGGTAACGCTATCGCTACTAAGATGGACACTGACCTTATCGCTCTGTTCACTGGCTTCAGCGCTGGCCTTGGCGGTTCTGGCACAGAAATTACTGTTGCTGATTTGTTCAAAGCACAGGCGACTCTGCGAGCTGCTAAAGTGACTGGCAATATTGCTGCTGTTCTGCACCCTTTCCAAGCCTATCAGCTTAAAGCTAACCTGACTAACACCTTCGCTAACCCGAATGGTGGTGATGCTCAGAACGCTGCTATGATTAACGGCTATGTCGGTAGCATTGCTGGCATCGACGTTTATGAGTCTGCTAATGTTGCTGTTTCTGGCGGTGATGCTATTGGCGCGGTATTCGCTCCAGAAGCACTAGCTATGGCACTGAAGCGCGACTTCGGTATCGAGTCACAGCGTGATGCTTCTCTCCGAGCCTTCGAGCTGAATGCAACTGCCGCTTATGGTGTTGCAGAGCTTGATGATAGCTTTGGCGTTAAGCTGACTTTCGAGTCAACTATCTAAGTAAGATTAAGCCCACCTCTTTCGGGGGGTGGGTTTTTACTAGGAGACAAGATGGCTATTACATACCGAGGCGAACGCTTTGAAGGGTACAACAAACCCAAGCGCACCAGTAAGCATCCAGACAAGAGCCATGCCGTACTCGCTAAAGAAGGCGATAAGGTAAGGTTGATAAGGTTCGGGCAGCAGGGCGCAGATAATAAGCCACCAAGAAAGAACGAGAGCGAAGCTGATAAGGCAAAGCGCAGGTCATTCAAAGCGCGATTCGCTAAAGACATCGAGAAAGGTCGCAAAGACAAGACCGCATCAGCGGCATACTGGGCAGATAAGGTGAAGTGGTAATGGCATTTAGTACAGACGCAGACCTGATGGAGATGGTTCCAGATATTCTTAATCTTGGAATTGATTCCTTTAGTGGTGAACACGCAGAAGCCCAAGCAGACATTGAGCGAAAGATTCGTGCTGACTGGTGGGAAAAGCGTGGCTATAGCGGTGAGCTGATACCCAGCAAGCTAACAGACAGCCAGTGGACTCGATGCAGTGTTTACCTTGTCCTATGGAAGTACGCTCTACCTAAGCTAACAAACTGGGTAGACAATGACCGCTTTCTTGGCATGATTGATTTCTACAAGTCACGCTACGGCGAAGAGATAGAAGCAGTGTTCCGCGATGGCGTTGAATACGATGCTGACGGTGATGGCACTGTAACCGATAAAGAAAAAGAGCCTATTAACTCTGGCAGGTTGGTTCGCTGATGCAGGTAAAGTTAAACGTCAAGTCTGAGCCTAGAGACCTAGAGAAGCTTGGTAAAAAGAAACGCAAAGAGATTCAAGCACAATATAAAGAGGTGCTATCCAAGGTTGCCCAAGTTGGCGTTAATATCATTCTGGATAGAACAGCCCAAGGCAAAGGCTACAAGGGCGGCAGGTTTAAAAAGTACACTGCAAAATATGCTCAAGAAAGAGCAAAAGCAGGAAGAAGCAAGGCACCTAACCTGAACTTTACAGGTAAGATGCTTGGCTCAATGACTACCGTATCTAGTCACACTAAAGCCTTTATTTTTATGAGGGGAGAAGAAGCAAAGAAAGCCTCTGGTAATAATAAGAAGCGGCCATTTTTTGGATTCAGCAGAAGGGAAAATAAAAGGTTGGCTAAAGCATTTGAAAGATTTTTGGTGGTTGAATAATGAGCATTAGAGAAGAAATTGCAAACAATATAGTTTCCACCTTGCTTGATAAGGTCATCCAGCCCACCCGCGTTAAGATGGCAACCCGACAGCCTTTTGATTTTGATAAGCTATCTAACGCCCAGTTTCCAGCGGTGCTAGTTAGGACTGCTGACGAATCTAGAGAAGATAGCTCAATTGCTGGCACTATGGGGAAGCGAATGGCTTCCATTAACTATGAGCTAGTTTGCTTTGTGAAGTCGGGTATAATTGACCAAGCAAGAAACAACATAATCGAAGCCGTTGAAGAAGGCTTAGAACTAGACCGCACTAGAGGCGGTTACGCGCTGGATACCCAGCTTATAAACATTGAAGTCGATGAGGGTTCTATTGACCCTGTTGGCGGTGTGATTTTAACCGTTCGCGTTGTATATGAATACACTCGCGGCACAACTTAACGAAAGGTGATTTAAAATGGCTACAACTACAGGCTCAAGCGGTATTGTTAAATTAGCAGTTGCACAAGGTACTGTTGCAGTTGTTGGCGAAGTACGCTCTTACACTATTGAAACCAGTGCTGACACTATCGAAGATAGCATCATGGGTGATACTGCCCGCACTTACAAAGCTGGCTTAGAAGCAAGCACAGTAAGCCTAGAATGCTACTGGGATGATACCGATGCACAGCAGTTGGTTCTTGACAGCCGTGCTTCAATTGACTTTGAAATCTATCCTACTGGCACTGGCACTGGTGAAAAGTATTACACTGGCAACGGCATTGTTACTAGCAAGTCAATTACCGCTGCTTTTGATGGCATGGTTGAAGGTACTTTTGCTATTCAGGTCAATGGCGCAGTAACAGAAGCAACAGCATAACCCCACTACAACAGGAGAAATTGCAATGGGATTAGCAAAAGAACTAAGAAACAGAAGAGCAGTTAAGCCGCGTGAAGTTCAAGTTACTGGGTGGGCAGATGAAAAAGGCAAGCCTTTCATTTTATACACCCGCCCAATAACTTGTTATGACATGAACGAACTGCAAAAGAAACACCCTACAATTCTAGAAGCTCCGACCATTGCTGCAATGGTGGATATTATCGTGATGAAAGCTGAAGATGCTGGTGGCGATAAATTGTTTACAAGCGCAGAAGATAGAATAGATTTGATGGGCGAAGAAACTGCAATTATTAGTGAAATCGCCAACCAGATGTTTGCAACTATCGACTCGGTTGAAACAGCAGTAAAAAACTAGAATCCTCTCAGTTAAGGATGAATACCATAGCCTTAGCTGAGAGGCTTCACATTCCAATAGCGCAAGCGGAGCAGATGAGCCTTTCAGAAATGAACGAATGGCTCGCCTACTTTCATATAATGAGTGAGCAAGATGGCAGCACAAGTAGCTAAGATTGCAATATTTGCAGTTGATAAAACTAAGAAAGGTTTTGCATCTATAGGCAAGAGCTTAATGGGCTTGACCAAAAGCTTATTTAGTTTGAAAACTGCTCTGGTTGGAGTGGCTGGTGTTGCTGGGTTTGGCTTTCTTGCAAAGCAATCTCTAAACGCTACTGACCAACTTGCTAAAACCGCTTCCAAAATTGGCACAACTACTGATGCCCTAACTAAACTGCAATATGCTGCTGGCCTAACTGGTGTGGAAACAACCACTCTGAATATGGCTATGCAACGTTTTGCGCGTAGAACTGCTGAAGCGGCTAAAGGTACTGGCGAAGCTAAAGGGGCAATTAGAGAGTTAGGTCTGGACGCTGGCAAGCTAGTTAATATGCCTTTAGATGAAAGAATGATTGAATTGTCTAAAGCGTTTGGCAATGTTAAGGGTGATAGCGACAAGCTAAGATTGGCCTTTAAACTATTCGATAGTGAAGGTGCCGCACTTGTAAACACCTTGTCAGCCGGTGAAGATGGGCTGAGGGCTATGTTCCGTGAGGCTCGAACGTTAGGCGCTGTAATGTCACAGTCTGCCGCAGAGGGAGTTGAAAAAGCGAATGATGCTTTAAATAAACTCGGAACCTTGATGGGCGGCATTAAGAATCAGATGTTTGCGGCTATGGCTCCAGCGTTTGAACTTTTAGCTGATACGCTAAGAAACAAGGTTGTCACTGGCATAGAAAAGACCAGCGGCTCTGTAGAACAATTTGCGCGCACTTTAGCTGTTAAGGTATTAACTGCAATTCAAGGAGCTGTCACAGGCTTCCAGAGCCTTGCTAATGGGTTCATCATGGTCTACAACTCAGCGTTGCAGATGAAGGATGGCCTCACTAGAGCATTCACTAGCGATGCAGAAATGAATGCCCGCCAACTAAGAGTTGAGATTGGCAAGCTTGAGGAAGACATGGCTGCAAGGGCTGATAAGATTGCAGGCTACAATGCAAGGCAGAAGCTTTCTAGCGAACTAGCTCAAGCAAGTGACAGAAAAAGATTAGAGAGCCTACAAGCATTATTGATTGGAGCTGATGAAGCGGGCGATTCACTAACCTTATTAAATGAACTCGATTTTGCTGGCGGTTTAAATGCACAGATTGACAGCCTGAAGCTTTCGCTAGATTCCATTCCTGATGCTGTAACCAAAGTTGCCCCAGCTATGGTTCAAAGTGTTGGCGATATGGAGAAGGCGTTTGATGATTGGTCTGGAAAGTTGCCAACCATGGAAGATAATATTAAGTCTCTGACAGCCCAAGGCTTAGATGGTTTGACTGATTCTCTTACAGCCGCTGTAACTGGTGCGGCTAACTTTAAAGACGCTATGAAGTCTATGGCTAAAAGCGTTGTAGATAGCCTGATTAAAATGCTTATCCAGAAGTATATTGTTGATGCGGCTTTTGGAGCTATCACTGGTGCATTTAGCAACACTACAGGCAGCACATCTAATAGCGTTCGCGGGGCTTCACAAGCGGGAATGTATAGGGGTGGCAGTAGCTTTGGGGGCGGAAGGCATCTGGGAAGCAGTAGCGGTAAGGCTATCGGCGGATCTGTTCAGGCTGGTCAACCCTATATGGTTGGTGAGCGTGGACAAGAGATGTTTGTACCTAACCAATCAGGCTCAATCATACCGAACAACCAGATGGGCGGCAGCGGTGTTACAATAAACCAAACAATCAATATATCTACTGGAGTTGCGCAGACTGTAAGAGCCGAGGTTGCTGGCATGATGCCGCAGATAGCAGCGGCAGCGAAAGGCGCAGTAGCAGACGCAAGACAGCGCGGTGGTGGATATAGCCAAGCATTAATTGGAGCATAAAAAATGCCATTAGCATTCCCAAGCGTAGGGATTCAGAACATTCAGATGAGATTGAAAAGGGCGGTTGCAGTTAGTGAATCGCCTTTTTCTTATAACACGCAGACTTATGTTCACCAAGGTGCTAGATGGGAATGTGAGGTTACTCTGCCGCCTTTAACCTACGCAGAGGCACGTTCGGTAGAGGCTTTCATAATCGGCCTTAAAGGGCAATCTGGTACGTTTACGTTCGGCCACCCGCTGCACACTTCAACGGCTACTGGCAACACTAACGCAGATGCACTGATACGCGCAGAAGAAATCAGCTTGGGCGGCACTAGCACAGCAGTTGATGCAGGAACATACTTGCAGCTAGGCGACTATCTTTACATAACCACAACCAGCAAGACCTCAGGGGTAGGCTTGATAGGCATACAGCCGCCATTGAGAGCCGCTGTCAGTGGTGGAACTGTTGTAGACTTCACCTTGCCAAAAAGCCTTTGGCGCATGGCATCCAACGATATTAGCTGGTCAACAGATACAGCGGCTATGTACGGCTTCACCTTTGCTTTCGTGGAGGCTCTTTAATGTCTCGCACATTAAGCGCAGAAATGCAGGCGGTTGCAGACGCAGAAGTTGTTAGGCCGATTTACCTTATAGATATGGACTTTCCCAGCGGTGATGTAAGGCTTTGGAGTGGCAGTGGCTTACTGACTTCTCCGACAGGCAGCAGCGTTATTACGAACGGCGGCTTTACTGGTAGCCTTACTGGGTGGACTGCTGTTACCTTCGGAACTGGCACAGTTACTTACAACGATAACACCGCCGTCCTAACCGCTGCCACTGGGTTCTCTAATCGTGTATTTATTAATCAAACATTTGACACGGTAACCGGCAAAAAGTACGCAATCAGGCTAGACCATACTGGCGTTCAACTTAGAGTGCGGGTGCGAAATGCGCTGAACAATGCGGACATACTTCCGCTGACTTTTTATGATGCTGGCAGCAATACAATATATTTTACTGCTGCTTCCAATAGGACTAACTTGCACATCAGAAACCAAAGCGGTGCAGTTGCAACTATAGACAGCTCAGAAGTTTACGTTGCCGAAGATTATGTAGGTGCTGGCGACTTGCTTTCAATTAGTGAAATTGCAGAGTCTGCTGACCTAACAGCTAACGGTGCAAGCGTCACTTTGACTGGGCTTAAAACATCTTTGATTCAAACCGCTAGAGATGAGGATTATCAGGGGCGAAAAATGACGATTGCTTTGGGCGCTATGAATGAAACAGCTGATGTAATAGCTACCCCTGCTATTATGTTTACCGGCTTTATGGATGTGATGACAATTAACGATGGCGGTCAATATTCCACTATCAACGTAACCTGTGAAAACAAACTGATTGCGTTTGAGCGTTCAAACAGGCGCAGGAATACAGATGGCGACCAGCGCATTGATTACCCAACGGACGAGGGCTTTAGCTTTGTAACAAGCATTCAAGAGCTAGACTTATACTGGGGGCAGATTACCCCAGCCTTTGCTGTAGATAAAAAGAACGATGCTGGTTACAGGGGCAGATAATGATAAGCATTCAGCTAGAGAACATGGCAAATGTTAAAGAAGAAATTAAGCCGCTGCTTGAGGAACACTGGGAGTTAGTTGCACTTAACAAAGGTGCAATTAAATTGAACCCAGACTATAAAGAATATGCAAGGCTTGATGCAGCTGGTGTTTTGAAGGTGTTCACTGCTAGGAATGATGGGGCTTTGGTTGGCTACTTTGTTTTGACTATCAGCAAAAGCATTCACTACAGTGACCACTTGTTTGCAATTAATGATGTTATCTTTGTTAAGCCTGACAGCAGAGCTGGGGCTACAGGATATAAGTTAATTAAATATGCAGAAGATTATTGCAAGGAAGCAGGCGTTTCAGTCTTGACGCTGAACACGAAAGTGCATATGCCTTTTGATAAGCTAATGGTTCATATGGGCTTTGATTTAATTGAGCGCGTTTACTCCAAATTCTTAGGAAAATAAAAAATGGCTTTTGCTCTTATTGCAGGTATTGCAGCCGCTGCCCCAGCCATCATAACTGGTGGCCTTGCCGCTTGGTCGTGGGGTGCATTTGCGCTTGGCGCAGGTTTATCCATGTTATCCAGAGCATTGATGCCTAGCATTGAATCTAGCACCACTGGCGCTATTGATGGCGGCACAACTGTAACAGGTAGGGATGCTACATCTAGTCGCAAAGTTATCTACGGTGAAACTAGGGTGGGCGGTGATATTGTCTACATGGACACTACTGGAGGCACTAAAGATAACGAGAACCTACAGCTCGTTATTGCCTACGCTGGACACGTTATCACTGAATATTCTGAGGTCTGGATGGGTGACCTGAAAGCATGGGGAACAGATACTTTTACTTTGAGCAACAGAATATCTACAACTTCGGGCAGCAATGTTGTTAGAGTTGATGTTGATACTGTTCTAGATACTTACCAGTATGTTTTTTCTGAAGGCAATCAAATCACAATCTCTGGAACAAGCTCAGTTGGCGGGCTGAATCTGAATGGCACTTTCACTATTACAGCGGTAGATGATTACGACCCAGAAGAAGAAGATGATAGGGAAAACCATGGCAAGTGGTTTGAGTTTCAAGCAGGCAGCAATGCAACGTCAACTGCTACTAATGGCGGTGGAACAGATTGGCAAGTTGTTCAGCTCGGATACGTTGGTAGCACCGCAGTCAGTTGGGGTGATTACTTGGAGTTGTATTTCTATCTAGGTGACCAAACCACCTACAATGCACAGTTGAGAGCGAGAAGTCAGCCTTGGAATACAAACTGCATTTTGCAAGGAACTGCTTATATCTACGCGCAGTTAAAGTATGACAGTGAAATCTTCAGAGCTGGGATGCCTAACATATCAGCAAAAATCAAAGGCAAGAAAGTTGCAAACCTTGCTGGCGTTGTTGAGTGGACGGATAACCCCGCGCTATGCATAAGGGATTATTTGCTTGATGAGCGGTATGGTTTAGGTGAGGACTCAGACACGATTGATGTTGATGCATTTACCAATGCTGTTAATGTATGCAATCAATCTGTTGCGCTTGATGGCGGTGGAACAGAAAAAAGATACACTCTCAACGGTATGCTGAACACCCACAAAAGCAGAAAAGCTAATATTGAAGATATGCTTTCCGCTATGGGTGGCAAGCTAGTTTATTCAGGCGCTCAATATTTTATTACCCCCGCGTATTATGCAACGCCTACAGTCACTATTGATGAAACTGTTTTAAATGGCGAGATACAGATACAGACAAGACAGAGCCGCAGGCAGCTATATAACGCTGTTAAGGGCAGCTTTATCAGTAAGGAAAAGAACTACATAGTTGCTGACTATCCAGCGCAGAAGAGTTCAACTTTCGCAACTGCTGATGGAGGTGAGTTATTCCTAGATATGGCTCTGCCGTATGTTACTGGCAACACGCAAGCGCAAAGGCTTGCAAAGATAGCAATGCTTTCATCTCGTAAAGCTACAACCGTAACCCTGCCATGCAATCTAGCTGCATTGAAGTTTAAGGCAGGCGATAACATTATGGTCAGCAATGCTAAGATGGGCTGGGTATCGAAAGTCTTTGAAGTTCTAAGCTACAAGATGCAGCCTAACAGTGATGGAACTATTGTAGTTAATGTAAGTGCTATCGAGACAGCTTCAGACGTTTATGATTGGTCAACGAGTGACCAAGAGGACTTTTTAGCTGCTGATGAAGTTAGCCTGTTCGTTGGTAAAGATGTTGCCCCGCCTACTAACTTGGTTGCTAATGTTTCAACTAACAGCTCTGCTGACGGTACGATAGAGAATAATATTTTTGCACTTTGGAACAAATCCCCCGACCCTTTTGTGGCGCACTACAATGTAAGCGTCACAACTACATCTGGAACGGACACTGTTGTTTATTTAACTAAGCGGCCTTATTTTAGGCTGCCGAACTTACTGCCAGCGGTCAACTATACAATTGAAGTTAGAGCGGTCAACGAACTTGGGTACGAGTCAAGCAAGATTAGCGCAACTCGCACAACACCGGCTGACTTTGTGCCTGATGTGCCTAGCCTTTACCGCATTAGCAAGTCTGGCAGCGCAGCACCTACAACTACAGAGTTTACAACTGCGGCAGGTAGAAACCCTAAAAACAAAGATGCAGTAATAACTACTGACACATCTGCCAGCCCAGTACAGACACACGCTTGGACTTATGACTTATCTGGCACAGCTTGGACTCAAGACGACAACTTTATCAGTGGCGACCTAATCGTTAATGGCTCTATTACTGGTAACGAGATAAAGGCTGACAGCATTACAGCTAACAAGCTATCTGGTGATGTATCAGAGCTGTTTCCTGTAAGTGTTTATCAAGCCACTACAGTAACTACAACTACACAATACTTGCAGGAATTTTCCATACCTACGCCAGAGTTAGGTATTAGTAAAAGAGTAAGATTAGACATCGCCAACACTTACCAAATTGTCAAAACGGGAAGTACGCAACGAGATTTTTCTATAAATCAAACAATACAAATAAAAAGTAAAAGCGCAACAGGTGTTCAGGTTGGAGCTACTGGTGGCGTTGTTACTGATGGGTTCCCTTTCCTGTTTAAGCAGAAAATTTACATAGCAGGTAATTATATCGCAAAGCTAGATGCAGTTGGTGCTGTTGCTGATAATGCTACCGGAACAGGGTTCGGCAACGTAGACGGCGTATGGTATGATTCTGCTCTTGATAGAACTTATTTGCTCGTTGGGCAAGCAACAACAGTTTTTAGCACTGGTGAAACCTTATTTTTTAGCTCCTCAAGGTTTACTGCTGCTGGAATATTTGTTTCCCCATCTTATACCGATAACCATAGAATTGTAATGTTGTCAGATGTAGGTTCAGATGACGTTAGCATTGGTGTACCTTACACCTATGGCGCAACAACAACAGAAACAGTTTTTAGAATCGGTCTTCGCATTACAGCAAGCACTTCAGACGTAACCGTTACTGCTAGAGGATTTAGAGGAACTATGGAGCTAGTATCGTGATACAAATAGGCTATGTAACAAACGCTGGCGATGAAAATGTTTCTGGCGAATACCCAAACCCTGTTGAAGCTAATGCAGCAATCTATGATTTGCGTGATAGCCTAGTAGATAGGGACGACATACAAACATTATTTATTCAGTCTGACTTTGGTGAAGGGCTGGTTCGTTATGGGTTTATGAACCCGATTGAGGATTGACAAGTAAAACAATGTTATAATCCAAAAAAATAAATCATTTAAAGGTGATAAAATGAGCAATCCATTTGTAAATGTTGGCAACCAAAATCATTCAGGCATTGTTTACGATATGTTTCCAGTGGTGCCAAGTGATGGAGCTGACAATGTAGGAACAAATAATGTAGCAATTGGGCTTTATATTGAAATAGGTGGAGCTGTATCGTTCCACAATTATGAAGGAACTGTTAGGACTGTTAATGTTCCTGACAATTTCTATTTGATTACTTCTGTTAAGCGAGTTTTGTCAACTGGCACAAATGCAACTGGCATTCACGCACTGGTGGTTTAAATGCTTAATCTTGGTGTAAATGTACAAAGGATAGCCGCAAAAGGAAACAAAGGAAACAACAGGTTTACCCCAAGAGCGCTGTTCGCAAGCGGTGAGGCTGGGGTTTGGTATGACCCTTCCGATTTAACTACAATGTTCCAAGATTATACATCAGCAACACCTGCTGTTATTGGTCAGCCTGTTGGAACTATACTTGATAAGTCTAAGGATTTAGCTCAAGGTGCTGAAGAAATTACTAACGGTGACTTTAGTAATGGATTAACTGGATGGGTTACTTCAGATGATGTTTCTATTGTTTCTGGTTCAGTTCATCTAGCAAATACATGGCTGTTTGGGGCGGCAGCGTTTCAAGATGTTTCTGGACTTACTGTGGGTAAGTTTTATAAGTTAACACTAGATACAGAAGCCATTTCAGGTAATTCTAGCTGGTATATAGATAACTTTTTAGGTGTTTATGTACAACGGATTACATCTGACCAAGGCAGACATTCTTATATCCTTCAAGCAACAGCAACTTCGTTTGTCCTAGCGTTTAAAAAGTTTGGAGCTGGAGTTGTGTCTTTAGACAACGTATCAGTAACAGAGATACAAGGCTCACACGCTACACAGACTACCTCTGCTAAGCGTCCTGTACTAGCCAGACACCCTGAAGGGGGTATCCGTAACCTGCTTAGCTATACTCAAGAGTTTGATGATGCTTATTGGATAAAAGGATTAGCTTCAATTGCTGCGAATCAAGCCACTGCTCCAGATGGAACTACTACAGCTGATGAAATTACTTTTCCTGTTCAATATAGCAATGTCCGTTCGCCCGACTTAATTACCACGGCAGGTGTTACAGCTACTGTATCCGTTTGGTTAAAAAATGTAGATGGTAATACTACTCTTCGTCTGCGAGGTAGCACTTCTGGCGGTACTTATCTTCAAAGCATAACCATTACAAATGAATGGGCAAGGTACACTGCTACGTTTACCCACGATGGTACAAACGACATTAAGTTTGTAATTCAGGATGGTAACGCAAGTAATTTTGGTAGTGTTTTAATTTGGGGCGCACAAGTAGAAGTAGGCTCAACAGCTACTCAGTATCAACATGTTACTGATGACCTACGTTATGACATTACTGAACCCTTTGGTGCTAACTCTCTTAACTACCTGAAGTTTGATGGTGTAAGTGACGGCATGAAGATTAATCACCTGACATCTCCCAATACGCCTATCACTGCTTGGTTTGGTTATAGTGCTACTAATGCTGAATCAGGTAACGATAAGTATCTAATCGACATAGAAAGTGGTAGGCTTGCGCTGTTTGCGATGACAAACGTTACTGGAGAAATTGGCTATTACAATGTTCCTGAAGGATATGTTGGATTTGATGCTGGAGATGCTAACGCTATCAAAGTATTGACCTACGACCTAGTTGAGAATGACGCTAAGATTCGTATTGACGGTACTCAGGAATACTTTAACACAAACTTTGACCAGCAGCCTTTAGGCGGCACTATATTCCTCTTTGAAAGGCATGCTAATTCTCAAGGACGACTAGCAGGCAATCTATACTCATGCATCCTAAGAGCAGCTGAGTCCACTGACAAAGAGATAGTTTCCACTGAGTCTTATGTAGCCAAGAAAACAGGAATTAGTTTATGAACATATTTAGCACAGTAATAGTAACAAACGCCAAGAAAGCGGAAGCACAGGAAGTACTAAATGAACTGTACTCTCTGCCTGCACTTGATGGTGAAGAGGCTTACGTTTCGGAAGCAGGTCTTGAGTTCTTTGGTATTGAACTGAAGAAAGGTACTAGCAAGTATTGGGCAAGCTCAGGAGCGTT